TATCTGGACGAACGTGAATAAATGGATGTGTGATAATGGGTATGCGGTTCCTTACGTCGGACAAAATAAGGATGATGTTAAGGAACAACACATGGTGAATAGACGCTTGTTAGCGGATAGGGGTGAATTAGTTATTGATACACATACTTCCTAATCCATAAATTACACACCCACTTTTCACCTGATTTCACTTGTGCACCACCGTGTAATGCCTTTTTGGTAACGCATTCGTAATTGTTTAATGTATTAAAGAACAAAGCGTCACCCTTTTCCAAACGGTACCTCTTATTTATATTTGGAAATTCTGTTTCACCACCTTCATACTCGTCATTCAAGGCAATTATGAATGTATACATACGTTTATTTTTATCATCTTCAAAACAATCTTGATGTGGTTTATAAAAACCACCTGGTTTATATTTAAGAACCTGTAAATCTTCACAATTACGTAAAGGTCGATCCGTCATTGATACACACTTACGTATAAGTTTATCAACAACGGGATCTTCTGATGCTTTTAACCACGCCGTTTCACTCTTTCGGACAGATTCGTCTATATCATGATCCATAGATACTGTAGATGTATGTAACTTTTTAGATGCAATGTCTCGTATATGTTTACACTCATCTTCACTTAATATACTTTTTAGTACTCTGGGGTTTTCATATATGGGTATGAAAAACCATATAATAAGTAAAAACGATACAAATAAGATAACTTTATTCATTTTCTACTATACGGCAATAATATATTTTTTAATTAAATATTGGGGAGGACACAAAAGTAAATTTACTATTATATCCGTGTAGTTTCCATATATAGTATCGTAATCAACGATAAATGCTACAATCCAAAAGTAAAGTGAACCGAGGTAGTCTAATTTACGCATATTAGAAGCACTTTTTATCAAACTTATCATAATATTTATTTGAATGATATGTTTATCGTGAATACTCGATTTATAAATGATTACCAGTGATAAGAAATTGAATACAATTTCTGTATAATCTATATATCCTTTCAATCTATATCCTAATAATAGTACATCTACGTGTCTCGATATATAAACAAGTTTATACATGGTTTCATTTCTATGTAAATGGTAAAATACACTCAATACACTACCAAAATTCTCTAGAATCATAAATGGAAAAAGTGATGTAATTGCCGAAGCTAATTCTATTAATTTCATTTATGATGTAAACGACCGTATTCTTAAAGTGCGCGTAAAAATATATAATAAGGTACTGAACAATTATACCTATTTCTTATTTTTGCTATGACATTATTCGAATAATCAGCTAATGCGTGAACGGTACGCAGTATGTCCTTAGTTTTAGTTGGATCAATCATCCATTGACGGAGTAAATCACCACACGTATCTGAAAACATTCCGTATATATTCCGTATATCCTCTAATTTACATTTATGTTTATCACGTCTTTGAAGTTCCTTCTTAAATTCGTCGTCGGATATAATTTTTATTAAATAGTCTACACGTAAACGTAGATTATCATCGTCACCAATACCATCGTATCTATATATGATATCTCTATCTAATAGAGTAAGTTTATAACTCAGGTCTAATATATGTACACCCGCTTCATTTGCTTCAAGTTCTGCGAACGTGGGTCTTCCACCGCACGGAATGTCTCCGTGTTCCCTCGAACGTTTCTTGAATTCAAAGTAATGAGGGTTATGGACACGACCAGTTTCTATACGCCCCGAACGCCAATCAAATGCGGTATGACACTCGGTACACCACATTTGTGCACACCCATCTATTTTATGTATCATTGTACCACATTTAGGGCACGGTTTAGTATCTTTGTTTATGAGTTTCATAGTTTCAACCGTTTCGGGATTGCAAACGTGATCGGAATCGATAATAACTTCATTACAATGTTCACAAAACTGTTGTACACATAACCCACATTTCATATCCGTATCTAAAAAACCTCTACACTCTTCGTATGGACACTTACGTGTAAACTTTTCACTACTAATTGTAGTGACATTTAGTTCGAGTGAATTTACCTTTTCTACAATTTCCTCTATATCTCTACGCATTTTAGCTATAGCATCATCATAATCCAACGTCGAATTACGCATGTTTATCGCTTCTCTACGCATATCTCTCATAAGAAACATTTGATCTAAAAGTTCAAAATATCGTAATCTAAGTTCTTTCATTTTTATTCTATATTCCGCGTATGGTTGAGTTTCTGGCATTCGTGCCATTTCACGTTCATATAAAATTTGTTCCCGATGTTTTCTATACTCTACGTTTCTAAATCGTTTTGTACAAAATGAATCTATGAATTCACGATCGTGTTCATGTTTACATTTCATACAATGTGGTTCTTCTGTAGTTGATAATAAATATGTTTGGATACACGTTTTACATGCCTCGTAATCACAATGAGGACACGTAACTTTAACACGTTGTGTTTTATTGTACTTATCGCAACATACTGTGCACGTACTCATACTTATTATATAACGCGGGTTTTCTTTAATTATTTAATTTCAATGGTCCACTATAGTTTAAGAGTATAGCTATAACAATAGTTATTATATTTAGGGGTACGTCGTACACTGGGATAACGGATTTTTCCGCCCATCGTATCGTAAAAAATACCGAAATAAAGACGCCTAAATTTCTTAAAGTTGCTTCGAAGTATGGATTCATTCTATTACTTATACTTAGGATTTTTTTCTAGTTTCCCTTTGTGGAACAAAACGGGGTTATATAATGAACCGTCCACATAATACACTTTCGTATACCATGACATTGATTTTGTATCCCATACTTGACGTCTTTTTAATCCACATTTATATATGAGTTTTTCCTGCATGTCATCACTACTTCCGGTAATTTCCCCCGATTTGTTTCCCTTAACGATAGTTTTTGCTTTCTTTTCATCACTAATAGAACGCGCGTAGTTCATCATAACGGATGATAAACCTCTGTGCATGTTTTATTATTGATTAGATTATTTCTTTTAAATTATTTTCTCTTAAGTTGATAAATATGTTCTATAATAACAGTTGCACCAAGTGTAGTCAGTATAACATTATCATATTCAAATCCATAATAAACTACAATAACACCCCACAAAAACGCTAAAAAATCTGTGACTGGTGCAGCCATATAACTACAATTTGATTCAGTTGGTATTGAGTTTTCCATTATTTGATAATATATTGTACCCAATAGTATTGAGAGTATAATCGCATAAATATGTTTCATTTATTATTATTATATATTTTAATTACTTACTTTTGATATTTTGTCGGTTTATTTAATTATTTTGTACCAATCATCGTACATACCTATTCCATGTATCACACCACCAGTGAGGAGTCCTTGAATAAATGGATTTTTGAAATATATCAAGGCGATTAAACTTGTGAGCCAGTGATGTAGATGAAGTGTTCTACTGAATAATTTGATTTGATTTAATTTAGATGGACAATGTGGTCTACATGTATTTTTATATAGTAAAAATGAAATTAGTATACCCAAAGCAAACATTATTCTTATAAATATAACAAACATTTAATATAAATTACTTATTTCTTTTGATATCTCGTTTGTTTATTTAATTGCGCAATTCGGGTCTTGACTGCCATTTCAGAAACACCTTCATTAATATTCTTTTTGAGTCTACTTACATTTTTAGCCGCGCGACCTTTCATGGTATCGTTAACCAACTTTTTGAGATTAGCCTTTTTATTTTTTTGTGGGAGTGGTGGAGGAGGTGGCTTTTTCAATTTCATATTTTCGCGAATATTTCCCTTAATTCGTTCAAGTGCCTGATTTACACCCATACCTTGACTCCCGGTAAGGAATCCTTTTCTCCATTGTGTAAGGTTAGCCCTTTGAATATATTTACCACGATTAGCTTTCGACATATTTGGGTACGTTGTAGAAATATACGTTGCGAGTTGTTTCTTAACTTCCTGTCTTTTCTTTCTGTTCTCTGCATTATTATAATTACCGTTCAATTTTTCCGATTTGATTGTTTGCTCAATACCTGGTGCAACATTTCGGATTTGAACACTGTAATTTTTGAGTTGGTTTAATAATTTATTTTTAACTTTTTGGTCCATTTGCGTTTGCTTGACTTTCTTTGTAAGAGATGCCCGCATTTGTGTATTTTGTGCAGCCTTCTTTTTGTTTTCAGCCTCTTTTTTCTTCTTTTCTTCGTCTTCCTTTTTCTTTTTTGCGAGTGCTTCTTCCTTCTTTTTTGCGATCATTTCTTCTTTCGCCTTACGATTCGCTTCTTCTTTCTCTCTAGATTTTCTCTCTTCTTCTTCCTTTTTCTTTCTCTGACTTGCAAGCTCCTTTGCTTTACTAATAGCATTTTTCTTTATGGTATCAAAATTCTCACCCTTTTCGAATCGTTTAAGAAATGACATTTTATTTGTATTTGTCAGGTTTTTAGAGTTGTTTAAGATTTTACTTAAAAGTTTTTGTTTCTGTTCCTTTTCTTTTCTGATCGCCTCTTCTTCCTTCGCTTTACGGTTTGCCTCTTCCTTTTCCTTTCTTTGTTTTGAAAGTTCCTTTGCTTTACTAATAGCATTTTTCTTTATGGTATCAAAATTCTCACCCTTTTCGAATCGTTTAAGAAATGACATTTTATTTGTATTTGTCAGGTTTTTAGAGTTGTTTAAGATTTTACTCAAAAGTTTTTGTTTCTGTTCATTTTCTTTTCTGATCGCCTCTTCTTCCTTCGCTTTACGGTTCGCTTCATTCTTAGCATTTTGGTTTGCCTTTTCCTTCGCCAAACGGTTCGCTTCATTCTTAGCATTTTGGTTTGCCTTTTCCTTCGCCAAACGGTTCGCTTCTTTTTTCTCTTGTGCCTCATTAAATAAACGTTTAGATTCTTTCCCCTCGCGGTTCGCTTCATTCTTAGCATTTTGGTTTGCCTTTTCCTTCGCCAAACGGTTCTCTTCATTCTTAGCATTTTGGTTTGCCTTTTCCTTCGCCAAACGGTTCTCTTCATTCTTAGCATTTTGGTTTGCCTTTTCCTTCGCCAAACGGTTTGCTTCTTCCTTCGCCAAACGATTTGCTTCATTCTTAGCATTTTGGTTTGCCTTTTCCTTCGCCAAACGGTTTGCTTCGTTTTTGGCATTTTGGTTTGCCTTTTCTCTCGCTAAACGATTTTCCTCATTTTTATTTTTTCTTACTTTTGCGAGTTCTTGCGCCTTTCTAATCGCATTTGTTTTTACAGTATTGAAATTTTCACCTTTATTAAATCGTTGTAAAAATGAAAGTTTATTTTCATTCGTCATATTTTTAGAATTGTTTAATATTTTACTTAAAAGTCTTTGCTGTTGGTTTTGAGTACGTTTCTTTTCCAAACGGTTTGCTTCGTTTTTAGCGTTTTGATTTGCCTTTTCTCTCACTAAACGATTTTCCTCATTTTTATTTTTTCTTACTTTTGCGAGTTCTTGCGCCTTTCTAATCGCATTTGTTTTTACAGTATTGAAATTTTCACCATTATTATATCTTTTAAGGAATGCAGCTTTATCAGCGTTTGTAAAGTTTTTGGAATTATTTAAAATTTTATTCAAAAGTCTTTTTTGTTGTGCTTTTCTATTCAATTCATTTTTATTGTTTGGCGCGTTTGGCGCGTTTGGCGCGTTTGGCGCGTTTGGCGCGCTTGGTACGTTTGGCGCGCTTGGTACGTTTGGCGCGCTTGGTACGTTTGGTTTGTTTGGTACGTTTGGTTTGTTTGGTACGTTTGGTACTGGAGCTGGAGCTGGAGCTGGAGCTGGAGCTGGAGCTGGAGCTGGAGCTGGAGCTGGAGCAGGGGGGCCTACCGGTCCTTGGACCACCTTATTGTTTATATACATACCCGTCCCCTTATTTCCAGTCTTAAAAACATACCCATTTTTAGGTTTAATTGTTTTTGTTGGTATAAAACTTTTATTTAAAAATGATGGTCTTTTTGTTTTTTTACTTGTAAACGCTTTTATATTTGATTTTGGTAGTGTGTTTGTAGACGTTTTTATGCTACCCCCGTTTAAAAAACGTGGTTTTTCATTCTTTTTTATTTTAGAACTCAAGTTGTTGATACCGTTGTTCAAGTTGTTATTGAGTCGGGCCCCGTTGTTCAAGTTGTTATTGAGTCGGGCCCCGTTGTTCAAGTTGTTATTGAGTCGGGCCCCATTGTTCAAATTGTTATTGAGTCGGGTCCCATTGTTCCCATTGTTCCCATTGTTCCCATTGTTCCCATTGTTCCCATTGTTCAAATTGTTCAAATTGTTGTTGAGTCGGGTCCCGTTCAGGTTATTAACCAAGTTCACGTTATTATTAAACGCGTTTTTCTCGATTTGTTTCTTTTGAACAGACCTTAATTTAACTGGTTCGTGTACGTTCATAGAGTGTAAACGTCTACCAATTATATCAGTGAGTTGTTGCTTCGTAAGTTTCTTATCGGCGTGACGCACAACACCCACTTTCTTTGCAATTCTCCGTATTTCACTAACTCTAGATGTCGAACTGAACAACGTATCAAAATCCTTACGTGTTAATGGTGATTTAGCATCAACTAAATACGATCCATCTTTACTCAAAATTAGTGGTGGTAACGGAAGTTTACCACCCTGGATTAATGAGTACACGTCACATATTTGATTTTTTGACAATTTTAGGTCTATACCCGCATTTTGTTTAATAAGTGTTCTAAGATTACTAATATCTAATCCTGGGTCACACGCATCCATATTGATATAACTCAACAAAAAAGTTATAGCGATATGCTTTTTGTATACATTTGAAATTTTTCTTCATATGACATGTTAAAATTAAATACGTCGACCTGACCTATATCTATATCGATAATCGTACTTTTTTCTATATCATTATTTTTTCTATTATTTAAAGTTGATGAAACAAGTGCTTCAGCAAACTGTTTAGGACTCTTTATTTCTTCTATAAATTGTATTTCCATTTTCATTCGTATACACAAAATCTTATGTGATTTCTTATCGAGAAATGGTGCTGTAGGTAACATTTCTAATGTACCACCATCTACATATACCATATCATTATACCTATACGAGGAGAATATGAAAGGGACGGCAATACTCATACATATGGCATCTATGACTTTCATATCGGGGTGTGTATATTTCGAAAAATATTCGGTCCTTGATGTATTTACACAAAAAGCCGATATATATAAGGTTTTATCTATTTCCGAAAAAGTTGGATCTGATTCTAATAAATTAACTAACTGCTGACGTACAGGTTTCAAGTCAATCAAACCATACGAGTTTATAAAACACTTTAAATTAAGTTTAACGAGTTTACTTGGATCAAGTTCAAGTAATTTATATAATGTTTCTTCTACTGAATATCCAAGTGCTAAGAAAGTACATATAATAGCACCCGCTGAAGCACCTGAGTACTCTTTGACATATTTAATCGTGTTTTCAACACTTTTAAGGTATCCTAACATGGAAAATA